GGTGCCGGTCAGCCTGTACCTGACCGCCATTGCTGCGGTCTCGGCGGCTACCACCGCAGCCCTGCAGCAGAACCTCAACCCCAACATGATCCCCGGGTTGAACATCACCGTGGTCATGAACCCACGCCTGTCCAGCTGGACCGACAAGTTCAGCGTGCACCGTGTGGACAGCCCCATCAAGGGCCTGATCTGCCAGGAAGAAAAGGGCACCGAGCTCAAGGTGAAGGCCGAAGGGTCCGAGTACGAGTTCGACAACGACGCATGGCAGTTTGGACTGGATAGCTGGCGCAATGTGGGCTACGGCTACTGGCAGCGCGCCTGCCTGGTGACCATGATCTAACCAGACCACACGGCCATCATGAAATACACCACCATCGCCGTGCTTGCCATTGGGGCCGGTGCTGTGCTGGGCCTTACCGAGGCCCAGGCAGCGCTGCGCAAGCATGCGCTAGCCCCCATACCGGGCCGCAAGGGCTGGTACACCACCACAGACGCTGTGCAGTTCAAGCGCGGTGAGCAGATCCACAGCGACGAAGTCTTGCCCAAGGGCTTGGCTGACTTGGTGGAATCTGCCGAGTCTGCGCAAAAGAAGGGCGCTGCAAAGGCCAAGGCCCTGGCAGACGCTGCTGAAGCAGCTAAGGCTGTACAGGCAGCCCAAGCTGATCCAGAGGCATAGCCCATGGACCTCGCTGCTGATTTGCCTGGATTTTTTGCTGACTTTGGTGTGGATGCCACACTGGGCGGCAATGCTGTGCGAGGCATTTTTGACAATGCTTATGCGACAGGCGGCGTCGGCATGCTTGGTATGGCTACCACCCAGACAGCGCTTACCTTGGCCAGTGCAGACGTACCCGCAGACCCTGTGGGTGCTTCTGTTTTGGTTGGGTCGGCGGTTTACGTGGTGGCTGCTTCTGAGCCTGATGGCACTGGTATTACGCGCCTGCTGCTGGAGGTTGCGGTATGACCAGTATTGTCAGCGCCGCAGTGGGTGCAATCGTGGCAGTGCTGAGCAGCGGCACGCCCGTGGCTCCGCAGGTTGCCCGTGTACGGCTGCGCCCGCTGGCTTCCACGCAAAGTCTGGCTGTAGTAGTGCGGCCACTGCAATCAGAGGCTGCAGTCTATTCCCAGTCCCCAGACCTACCGGTGAGCTGGACCAGCGCCATTAGTGTGGAGTGCTACGCCCGGACAAGCGCAGCCACCACACCCGATGTGGCGGTGGACTCACTGGTGGAGGCTGTCTACGAGCGGCTTATGGCCGACACCACGCTTGGCGGCGCGGTGATCAGCCTGGCACCGCAGTCGATCACCTGGGACTTTGACGCTGACGGCGAGCAAACCGCTTGCGTCGCCCTTGTTTTTCAAACCCTGCAATGCACGCAGGGCCCTGCATTTACATAACCAATTTTTTAGGAGTCCACAAAATGGCCTATTTTTTCCCGCCCGGTACGAAATACTTTTACAGCAACACCTTGGCCGCTGCCAAGACCATCACCGCTGTAACCAACGCCAGCCCGGCTGTTGCCACATCTGTGGCACACGGTTATACCGATCTGGACCCGCTTCTGTTTGAATCGGGCTGGCAAGACGCATCTGCCACCGTGTTTGAGGCAGATCAGCTCACGGTCGACACATTCAGCTTTTTGGGCCTCAACGCTACCGATACCAACGTGTATGGGTCTGGCAGCGGCACTGGCACCACGCAAAAAATCAGCACCTGGGTGGAGATCCCGCAAATCTTGACTGCTACCACCAATGGCGGCGGCATCAAGTACGGAACCATTGACCCACTGGCTTCCCGCCAGGCCACCAAGCAGCCCGTAGGTTTTGAAGCCATCGGCGTGGACATGAAGATCGGTTACGACCCAACCAACGCCACCATCCAGGCCATGCAAGCAATTACCCGCGTGTTCGGCAAGGTAGCACTCAAGCTGGTGCTGCCAGGTGGTGGCCGCGTGTATGGCTACGGCAATTTGGCTTGCTCTGAGTTTCCTGAAATTGGCGGCAAAGAAAGCCCATTGCAACTGAGCGTTGGTATCGGCTTTGACGGCCGCGCCATCAGCTACGGCGCATAAGCGTTTAAGCGCACGGCAGGGCGGTTTTTCATATACCGCCTGCCCGGTTTTGCCCGAGCTGGGCCGCCGTGCGCCCCTTCACGCCGCTGTGGTGTGAGTGCATTTGAGATCGGGCTTTTTTCTCATTTTTAACCAAATAGATCGGGCAGACCATGGCAATCAAAATCATCATAGAAGATGTAGTTGGATTCAAGGTGAAAGGCACACTGAACGACGCGGCGGGTATTGCGCAGCCGTTTGACTTCACACTCACCTGCGCGCGGCTCGATGCCGACCAAATACAGGCCAAACTAAAAGACGAAACAGACGCTAGCTTTTGCGACTTCATGCTTGATGTAGTCCAAGGCTGGGGTGGTGTGCGCGACTCTGACAACAAGCCGGAGCCTTTTACAAAGGAAGCATATCGCCAGCTTTGCAAGATACCCGGCGTTTCGGCGCTAGCGTTTAGGACCTATTTGAACGAAGTAGGGGCCAAAGCAAAAAACTAGCCGCGCTCGCCCGCCAAATTGCCCTACAACCAACCACCAAAGCGCCCCATGCAGACCTTGCTAACCCGCTTATCGCGGCCATCATGGTTGCGGCTGGTGACGCTGCGTCTGAGCCAGAAGAGGTTGCTTACCTGTGGCCCTGCAATGTGGACGCATGGAACGTGTGGTGCGAGCTGCAAACCCAATGGAACCGTGCTGGCATGTCAGGTGCCCGCAGTGGCTTGCGGTACGAGGGCGTGCGCGCCCACTTGGATGAGCTGGGCCTGTGCGGTGACGAGCGCCGTGAAATATATGACGGCGTGCGCGCTGCAGAGTGCGCCACCCTTGATGCCCAGGCAGAACTGGCCGAGCAGGAAGAACGTAACAACCCCCAACGCTGAAAGCACCCGCACGCCATGGCAGATGTAGGCATCAAGATAAGTGCACAGGACAACACCAAAACAGCGTTTGATAGCGTTGGTCGTAACCTGGGCAACATACAAACAGCCGCCGCTAGTGTCGCTGGGTCTTTGGCTGCACTGGGTGTTGGAATTAGTGTGAGTGGTTTTGTGGCTATGACCAAGCAGATCGTAGACGGCTTGGACGCCATGAACGACCTGAAAGACGCCACCGGCTCCACCATTGAAAACATCAGCGCATTGGAAGATGTGGCGCTGCGCACCGGTAGCAGTTTTGAGACTGTTAGCACCGCGTTGACTAAGTTGAACAAGGCGCTCAGTTCTGCAAAACCTGATAGTGATACCGAACGCGCAATAAAGGCCATTGGGCTCAGTGTTAAAGACCTGAAGGAGCTGGACCCGGCTGAGGCTTTTCAAAAGATAGCGGTTGGGTTGTCTGGCTTTGCTGACGATGCCAACAAGGCCCGGCTAGTGCAAGAGCTGTTTGGCAAGAGCCTGAAGGAAGTGGCCCCCTTGCTGAAGGACTTGGCAGAGAGCGGAAAGCTCAACTCCACCGTAACCACAGCACAGGCTGAGGCGGCTGAAAAACTCAACAAGCAAATATTCAACCTGCAAAAGAACGCACTAGACGCCAAGCGCGCGCTTGTGAGTGAATTGCTGCCAGCACTTGTTGATGGTGCAGACCGCTTTTTATTGGCGTACAAACACGCCGGCAGCCTGATTGGCGTACTCGCGCTGTATGCGCGGCTGGACTACAGCAAAAACGTGCAAGGCAACCTTGGGGAGGTTGAAAAACAAATAGCAGGCCTGGAAGAGCGGGCTACGCGCATCACCTCGGCGTCTGCAATGCGCGGCAATGACAAGATGATTACCGACTTGAAAGCCCAAGCGAGTTACTTAAAAGAGCTTCGGCAAACGAGGATTTTGGCTGAGCAGGGCGACAACAGTGATGCGGTGTCGCGTCGGTATATGAAGCCGCTCGGCACTGTGGGTGATTTCGCGCAATCTAAGCCCGCAAAAGAAAAAATGAGCGACCAAGCGCGGGAATATGCATCGTATTTGGAAAGCTTGGACAAGCGCATTCAAAAGGAAGAAAAGCTCACCGAGGTAATGAAAGCCCAAGAGTTTTTGGGTGCAAAAGAATATACGCCAAAAC